ACGGCATCGACAGGGCCATCTGGGTCGTAGCCGGTCGTGCAGACCCACAGGCTCCCGTCGTCGGTGTTGACGAGGAGCTGTCCGGCGACGGCATCGACACCGCTGTTGGTGTTGCCCGGGGCGGAGCTGCCCTCGACTCTGAGTCCGGGAACGGTGGTACCGACCTGGTTCCCGGTCGGTCCGTAGACCAGGGTGAGCCCACTGCCCTCGTTGAAGAACGTGACGGCGAATCCCTGGATCACACCGCTGCCATTGACCTCCGCAACCGCCGGGATGTCGACAGGGAACCCGGACAGTGCGCCCGGCAGGACGATGTAGAGGAAGCCGCCGACGGCCGGGTTCCACGACAACCCGTTGAGCACCTGGCACTCGACCGGTCCGTTCCCGTTGTACGACAGGCTGAGGGTCGGTGCACCGCCGCCCCCACCGCCGGACGGCGGCACGAGCTGCTTGCCGACGATGGCCCCGTTCGTGATCGACGTGATCCCACCGGCCACGTATACCTCAGCGATCAGGGCGAAGCCACTGGGCACGGCCGGCTTGACCGGGCCGAGGGTTACCCCGTCGGGCACCCAGTTGGCCACGAAGCAGGGATCTCCGGCGACCACCGAGGGGTCCCCGGAGTCGTCCACCACGACGATGTCCCGGCGGTCGTGCGACGACGCCGTGGCGATGGCCAGGTCGGCGTTGGCGTTGACGGTCACCGGCGATCCGCCGATCAGGGCCGACCCGGCGGCCACGGCCACGGCCATCGCTGGCGAGTCGAGCGCTGTGACCGCACAGCCGGACACGATCCCGGTGCCGGCAATAGCGCCGGCCAGGGATCCGAGGTCGACGGAATCGGTCAGGGCCTGGCCCGGGTAGGTCGGGTCGGACTGCTCGTCGGGGAAGATGAAGGTCACAGAGTCTCCTCGGGTGGGCGGATCAGGAACCGATGGCGAGCCACGAGAACTCGACGGCACCCGTGTCGAGGGACGTGCCGCCGACGTAGACGTGGGCCGAGAACCCGGAACCGGACACGGTGCCGATGTTGACGACCACGCCGCCGGCCTGGTCGAAGGCGGTGACGATGACGGCGATCTGTGAGTTCGGGAACGAGTCCTCGAAGTCGACGGCGATGAACCCATCGCCGTCGGTCGTGCCCGACTTGGTGCCCGCCTGCGTCAGGACGCCGCCGTTCTGCGCCGCCGGGGCCGAGCCGTGGATGGTGCCCCCAACGCCGAAGAGGCTGCCGCTGAACCCGCCCCCGAGAGCGAGGATCGGGGCCGTGTTGGCGATGTCCCCGGTCGTGATCGTGGTGGCGTTGGCCGGGACGGCGATCAGGGCCAGCTCGAGCGCATTGTCGGGGAGTGACGGTGGTGACGGCGAGCCGGCCGGGGTCCCCGTGATGACGACCAGGGTGGCAGAGTTCGTGTCACCGGCGTACTCGGAGTCGGCGACGACCACGGCGACGATGTCATACCGGGGGTTCGTCGGGTCGGACGCCTCGATGCCGAGCGTCACATCTGCGTCGTTCAGGACGTAGTAGCTGCCCTGGTAGTCCACGTCGTCACCGGCCACCCAGCAGTGGCCCGGGCCGACCACCACGGACATGGCCGGGGTGGCCGCCTGCGAGACGACGAGATTATTCGGGCGGAATACCCCACCGTTGGGCGAGTTGGGCCCGGGGTAGCCGGCCGCCGTGTTCAGGGCCAGGCGAACCTGCTGGGCGGTGACGCTGGCGTTCTCGTTGGCGTACGGCGGGGTGATGAGTGCCATGGGATCTCCTCAGAGGATGTAGGCGTCGGCCCACTGGACCGTGAGCGTGCCGTCGACGTGGCCGGGATCTCCGGAGGTGAACTGGATCTCGTTGTCCCCGGGGTTGATCGGGAACCACTGCGACCCGGGGATGACCCAGTTCCGACGAGGGGCCCCGGCCGTGGTGTCGGCGGTGATCAGGACGACGCTGTGCACACCTGGCATCGTGTTGATGATGAGCTGGTCGCCGGGGTTGAGCGTCCCGTTGAACGCGAGCGCCGGGCCCCCGGGGATGGATCCGTTCTCGATGGCCGGGTCGATGCACGGTCCCGTCACGATGAGGATCGGCCACATGGGCACGTTGCCGGCGTTGGCCGCATTGATCCCGCCCCACGCACCTCCGGCCCCGAAGGTCAGCGGGAACGTCCAAGGGAACGTCGCTCCCCCTACCGAGTTGTCCATGCCCACCGTGGCCGAGTAGGACGGTGCCCCATAGAGGACGGAGTCCGTCGAATGGAACAGGACGGCGATGTTGGCCAGCCCGAGGGATGCTGCAATGTCGAGGGGGATGACCCGGTCGACCGCCTGCAGCATGGACGACAGCAGCGGGAACCCGGGGAGCTGGATGTAAAAGGGGTACTCGACGTTCCCCTCGGTCGGCGTTGCCGAACCCAGCTCCATCAGTGCGTGGACCAGGCTCGTCCCGTCGGAGATGGCGTCGCCGGTGATGGAGAGATCCCGCCCACCTCGGAGGCTGTAGCCCTTGAACTCACCCGATGCCAGCGCCTTGGGTGCGTTCGCCATCCGGGACGCCGGCTCCCCGAACAGGCCGTCGTAGGTGATCGACCCGTAGGGGGTGCCGGCCCCGATGGCCAGGCCGTTGACCCAGCACTGCCAGTCGTCAAGCGACGGCGGGGTGATGTTGGGGTTGGGAAACGACATCTCACCTCGCCGCCGTCTTGAACTTCCAGGCCGCCTGCGCCTGGACCTGCTCGGGGTTGTCCGTCGGTGCCGAGATGTACTGGTTGATCGTGACGCCCTCGGCCGCAGCTGCTCCCGTGGTCGTGGCCGGCGAGGAGGAGGCTCCCGTGACCGACGTCAGGCCCGTGGCGTTGGCCGTCGTGAGCGGCTTGACGGTCGCCGCCATCTGGGCGAACTTCGACTGCGGGATGATGAACTCCGGTTCCTTCTCGCCGATCAGGGCCAGCGTCGGGGCCGTGACGTAGCCACCCGTGGCGAAACCGGGGATGTGGCTGAGCAGACCGCCAATGACCGGGATGCCGTTGACTCCCGACTTCACGGCCGACTCGATGGCGTGGCCGATGTCACCGGCCACGTTCTCGATCCCGGTGACCAGCCCGTGAATCAGGCCCTCTCCCCAGCCGAGCAGCTTGGAGCCGGCGTCACCCAGGAACCCCAGGATCTTGTCGGGCAGTCCGGTGACGAAATTGAAGATGTCGAGGGACGCCTCCTCGAACCCGGTGAGGGCATGCTCGAATGCACCCTTGGCCCAGTCCCACAGCTTGTCTCCGAGCCCTGCGACCCAGCTGATGACCTTCTCCGGGATGGTGACGACCAGGTCCCGCAGGAGATCTAGTTCCTCCGTAGCCGCCTCGACGGCCAGGTGCCAGGCATCCCGGAACACGTCCTCGATGTCCTTGCCCAGCCCATCGAGTGCCGACAGGATCCGGTGCGGGATGGAGGTTACGAAATCGACCACGGCATCGAACGCCTCAACGACGTCGTGCTTCACGGTCGACCAGTGCTTGTACAGCTCCACGACCAGCAGCCCGACGGGCCCGGTCACGGCGATGAGGATCCCCTCAGCGATGACCTTGAGGTGGCTCTTCAGCCAGTCGAAGGCCCGAACTGCCTCATCCTTGATGAAGTCCCACGCCTTGACCAGATCCTTCGAGATGGTCTTCCAGTGGGTCACGATCAGAGTGCCGATGGTGACCAGCCCCATGAGGATGATCCCGATGGGACCGAAGGCCGTATCAGCAGCGGCACCGGACGCCTCGGAGGCTTCAGCGAACTCGCCCTCGGCCACCTCTGTCTCACCCATGGCCTCGGACATCTCGGCGGCCTGCGCCTTGACCTTCTCCATGGCCTCAGCGATCGAGGCCAGGGACTCGTCGGTCTCCGGTGTGGTCTCGATCAGCTTCTTCTGCGCATCGACGGACCGGAGCGTCGCCTTCTCTTCGCTGAGCATCGCTTTCTCCAGGGCGATGGCCTTCTTGGTCGACTCGGCCTTGGCCTCGGCCTCCTCCCCCAGGACGTTGCGCTCGACGTTGTACCGCTCGGTCAGCAACGACACCCGCTCGGAGAGCAGATCGATTTTCTGCTGCTGGAGGGCAGATGCCTCGGTGACCTCGTCGGACTGGCCGGCGGCGGCCGTGAAGGTGTCCCCGAGGTGGAGCATGGACGACGCCATGTTCTTGACCCCGCCGACCAGCTTGCCGGCGGTCTCGACACTGAACTTGATGACGGCCGCGCCGAGTACGGCGCCGATCACAGCGGCCAGGGCCTCGGCCACGGCCTTGTGCTTGCTGAACCAGGTGATGACCGAGGAGACGACATGGATCGTGGTCTCGATCTTGGGGATCAGGAACTCACCGAAGCTGATGCCGAGGTTGTGGACTTTGGCCTTGGCCACGTCCATCTGGCCGGCCATAGTCTGGCCGTAGGCAGCGGCAGCGCCCTTGGTCTTCTGGGCGAGGGCATCGAGGATCGTGCCGGTGGTCGTCTGGTCCTGGTGCAGCTTCTGCGTCGCAAGCGACAGGTTCAGCTGGGACGACTTGAGGGCATCCGTCGCAGCGGTCCCCTTGAGGGTGCCGGCGGCGATCTTGTCCTGCGTCGCGTGGAGCGCCATCTGCGCCTTGGTCACGCCCTCGGTGGCCGTGTGGATCGCAGCGAGCTTCCCGGACCCGATGTCCAGGTTGATCCCCATCTGCGTGAGCACCCGGGTGCTCCCCGCCTGGACCTTGGCCAGGGCCTGGGATGCGTCGGCCAAGCTGATGTGCTTGTACCGGGCGAGATCGGCGGCCTGCCCCATGAGGGCCATGGCCTTGGTGGGATTGCCCGTCGCCGTGGTCAGTGTGGTCAGCGCGCTAGCAGAGTCCTGGGCATTGAACCCAAGGCTGGACATCGACTGGTAGGTGGCGTCGATCTTCGGCTTGAGCTTGTCGAAGTTGCCGCCGGCATTCGTGACGGCGACCTTCAGCTGTGCCTGCGCCACGTCGAACTTGTCGGCCATCTCGACCGACTCGGCACCGAAGGCCACCAGCCCGGCGGCTCCGGCGGCGAGGGTCACTCCCCCAATGGTCGACAGCATCTGCCCGAACTTCTGGCCCTTGGTGTCGGCCTCGGAGATCTTGGATCCGATCTTCTCGAAGGCGGAGCCTCCAGGGATGCCGAGGCCGTCCAACTTGGAGCCGAGCCGCTCGAATGCGTTGCCGGTACGCTCGGTGGCCCCCTCCATCGAATCGCCCATCCGCTTGGACGTTTCCTCGGACTTGAGCGCCGCCTTGTCCATCTCGGCTGTGTACTGCTTGGCGTCTCCCGTGAGGATGACCGTGGTGGTGCGGGTGGTCATGACACCTCCTCCGGGTCAGTGAAAGCCGATGTCCCTCAGGGCGTCATCCACGGCGTCGAGGACGCCCTTCTCGACCTCCTCCGCCTTGGCATCCATGGCCGGGCCGAGGAAGGGACGGGCCGGCTGATCCACCCATGGGGTGCTCGATGTGCCTCGCCTGCCGTTGCCGAACACAGGGTGGCGGAACGAGCCGCTCTTGCCCTTGTTCTCGAGCGGCGCTGCACCAGGGGCCTTCGGGCCGCCGGCCACGACCTTGACGTTGAACCCACTCGTCCGGACGACGATGGACTTCGGGATGCGGGTGGAGAAGCCGGCCCGCTCCTTCGCTTCCTTGGCCACGACCAGGCCGAGGGCCCGCATCTTGACTCGCAGATCCTTGGTGACCTCCGGGCCGACCTTCTTCAGGTCACGGGCCAACGACTTCAGCTGCGTGGTGTCGAGGACGACGCTGTCACCGCTGAGCGAGGTCCTAGCCATTGGCCTTCTCCCGGAGAACGTCGGCCTGGTCCATCAGGACGTAGGCATCCATGAGGGAGAGGTGGTCCCACTCCCACGGACGGATCTGGAAGTAGACGACGAACTGCGTCAGGTATCTCCACCGGAGCTCGTCGAGGCGACGGCCGGTGAAGGCTGCGTAGGGTCCACTGCCCCCTTGCCCTTCTTCTTGGCCTTCTTCTCCTCGGCCTCGGCTTCGGCCTTCGCCGCCTCCTCGGCGGCGAGCTCCTCCGCCGTTGGGATGACTTCGAAGTCCATCAGCCCGAACTCGATGTTGTCGATGTTGACGGCCTTCTCGGTTCGCTTCTTCAGCACGTAGATCAGGATAACGAGGGCCTCGGCGCTCATCTTCCGGGCCTTGCCGAGCCACTCCAGGTACGTGCAGTCAGCGAGGTGCTCGATCCGCCGAGCCTCCTGGATGCTCGGATTGTCGAAGTCGAACTCCCACTGCTCGTCGTCGCTGATCTTGATGATGGGCATCAGACGGCAGTGTCGATCGACTGGTAGCTGAACTGGATCGTCGGGTCGGTGCCGTCGTCGAGGATGTCGAACGGCGCCGTGACCGTGAGGATGGCCGGGCCGTCGGTCTCCGGCGGCTCACCGTTGAACCGGATCGACGGGCAGATCACGTCGAGGAAGGCGTCGTAGCCCTCGGCGATCTGCACGCCAGTGAGGCTGAACTGCAGGGCCAGCGGGTCATCGCTACGGTAGGCGTTGTAGAGGTCGGTGAGGTTGGCGAACTCCACCTCGATCGAACCCGTGTACTTCCGGAAGGCGTTCATCAGCTGGTTCCGCTTGGTCAACGAGCCGAGGTTCTGTCGGTCGACGGCTAGGCCGTTCTGACCCTTGATCGACACCGTCTTGACCGTGCCGACGACCTCGGCCCCGTCGGCCACCGTCACTACGCCGTCGGTGGTGGTCGCCGTCCCGCCGAGCAGCAGCGCCCCGTCGGTGAAGGCCAGGACGTTGGCGCTGGGGGAGATGTAGCTGGCCGCGGTGTACTCGATGTCGACGGATTCGTCCACGCCGTCGAAGGTGGCGACGAGCTTGGCCAGGCCACCGGCCGTCACCGACAGCTCCCAGTCGGCGATCTTGCACCCGTTATAGCTGAACGCCTGGATGTCGCCCTCGATGGTTGGACGACCCGACTGCAACGACAGCGACAGTGCCGACGTGTCCCCGGGCGTGTGGACCTGGAGATAGGCGGCGGTGTCACCCTGCTGCACGGCGGTGGCCGACGAGCCGATCATGTTCTGGAGGATGATGCCGAGCTGCTGGTCGGTGACGTCGAGCTCGACCGGGCCCGTCACGTCGAACATGGCGATCCGTCGCCGGCCGGCCATCTCGAACGAGCTGCCGCTGAGGGCCTGGGACTGCACGGTCTTCTTGCTGCCCTTCACCTTGTCACTGGTGACCGGCAGCCACCGGGTCGGGGTCTGGAACGTACCGACCGTCTCCTCCTGGGCCAGGCCCCAGGTTGCTCCAAGTCCAGATCCGATGGTCATGACGTCTCTCCCTTGTGGGTGCGGGTGCGCTTCGGTGGGGCGGTGATTTCGTCCTCGGTCGAGGAGCCGGCCTGGTCGTCGTGGTCGACATCCGACGCAGTCGCTGCCGACGTCGACTTCTCGGCAGACTGGTCGACCGGGGACCAGATGGTCGGCTGGCAGCCGTAGCTGCTGGCCACCTCGGTGGGCACGGTCAACACGTCGTCAGCGAGGACCTTGCGAGTCGAGGGGAACCCATATCCGACGATGCGGTCAACGCCGGAGACGTTGCGGAACTTGGCCATGTGGATCTCCTATGAGGTGAGGCGGACGTTCGAGACTTCGACGGTGAAGGTGATGGCCATGCCGGTGCCCTTGCCGCCGAGCGGGCCCCATGCCGGGACGTCCATCCCCACGACCTGCCACGACCCCGACGGGGTGATCGACCCGCTGGCCTTCGGGTCGGACTGCAACTCGGCGAGCACGGCATCCCACATGGTGAAGGCGTCGGCCATCCGATCCATCGGGTCGTTCCCGCCGGCCAAGGCGCGGATCGTGCAGAGGATCCCGTACTCCTCGGACCGACGTTCGGCGCTGGCCGGCATCCCGGCCCAGTCCTGGTGATACCCGGCGAGCAGTTGGCCGGCCTCGTTGCCGATCATAAGGAAGTTCTGCTCGGGCTTCGTCCCGGCGGGGATGCCCGTGTAGACCAGGATGTTCAGGTCCGGGAGGGCATCGGCAACGGCCTGGAAGTGGCCCTGGAGGACCCCCACTGCCCCCGGCACGGTCGACGTGAGCGTGGTCATGCCAGGGACGGGAATCGTCGGTTGGGCTGGAGCAGCTCCCGGGTGCGTCCAGGGACAAAGAAGCCGACGAACGACCCCGTGGGCGTGTTGTCGTCGGGGTCGATCGAGACTGAAGTGCTGAGCCCGGGCGACTCCGCCGTGCGCTGGTAGTTCACCCGGAGCATCTCGAGCGTCGCCTCGTAGACGTTGTCGGGGACCACTTGCTGGCCGGCCGAGTACCAGATGTGAACAGACTGGAGCGTGTCGGGAAACCCCTGTACCCCGCCGCCGGCAGTGCGCCGGACGACTCGACCGCGGCGGACGTCCACCATGGCCGAGTAGAGCTGACCCTGGTCTGGCGAGGCGACGACCGCCAGCGGCCACTCGATCGGGCCGTTGTACTCGCTGATGGCCTGGACCGTGAGGAGTGGTGACGTGCCCATGCCGACCGACGGCCGGTGGTTGAGCTGGATGAACGTCGACCCGCCGTCGTACCACTCCTCCCACTGCTGGGGGATGATCGGGCCGGCCAGCTGCTCGATGATCGGGCGGGCCGCACGGATCCACCGGAGGATCTTGGCGTCGTTCGCCCGGTCGCTCGCCGGCATGTTCAGCACGTCCTTGGCGTCGGCCACCGAGACGAGCTGCTGTGGGCCGGACGTCGACGTCAGATTGGCCTCGATGGCGATCGACAGGTATCCGTCGTTCGGGTAAGTGAACTGGCCGCCGCTCTCCGGCGAGACGACCAGTGAGCCCATGTAGAGGTCGGCGACCGCCGTGTCCGGCGACTCCCAGGCGTACTCGATCTCGCCGGCAGACGGATCAGTGATCTCGACTGCGGCGTTGACAGCCGGGGAGGACGACGAGAGATTCCGGATCACGAGCTGCACCGAGGCGCCGGTGAGGTCGACCACGTCGCCGTTCTCGTCGAGGACGGTGGCGGTGAAGATCGGGAGGGTGTCACCCTGCTTGATGATGAAGTCGTAGGCCGTGGCCATCAGATGAACCACAACTCGATTCCGGGCAGCGACTCCGAGGCGTTGAGGATGATCTCCGTCACACCGGTCGGGAGCGGGAGGACGGCGAAGGCCACACCGGATACCGGGGCGATGGGGGCCCCGGTGTCGCCGGAGTCCAGGTTGGTCCGGTAGGTCACGGTGACGGCGGGGGCCTGGCCGAGCAGGATGGCCACGGCCACCGCCCCCGACGGCGGCAGGGTGAACACGTTGTCCCCGCTCGAGAGCGAGGCGTCCGTGATCTGGCCCACGGTGTTCGAGCCGGTCATGGTGACCGGGCCGAGCACCTTCTCACCCGAGACCAGTCCGGCCGACATCCCACCGAGGGTCAGGGTGCCGGACACGGACTACTCGCCCCAGTTGCGGGACGCCGTCTTCGTCGCCCCGGCGGTCTTCCTGGCGGCGACCTTCTTGGCAGGGGCGGCCGCCTTCTCCCCGACCTCGCCGGCTGGGGGATGATCGGGCCGGGGCTCCCTTGCGGGCTCCTTCGCCGCCTCGCCGCCCTCCGGCACCACGGTCAGGTCGGGGTTCTCCTCCCGACTCTCGCCGACGATGGCCGTCAGGTGGGCGACAACGACCCGGAGATGACCTTCGACGTCACCGCCGAACGAGTCACCATGGAACTCCTGGCGGTCGGTAGGGCGGGCGGTGACCTCCTCATCCATGCGGGCGATGAGTCCCTTGGCCTGGACGAGGTAGTCGTGGGAGGTGGGCATGGTGCTCCTATCGGGTTTCGTGGGTGATGCGGCGATCGACGACGGCCCGCTCGTAGAGGTCGGGGCGCTCACGGGTCTGGGGCGCCTCTACGGGAGGCTCCGGCGTTTCGGTTGGGTCAGGCTGGTCGGGCATCGTTCCTCCCCATGTGGTGATGCACCACGGCCGGGAAGTGCCAGTGATGGGTGTAACCGGCGGCCCGTAGGCTGCCCGGCCGGAGCGTGACAGTCGGGGTGCCGTCGACCCGGTCCCCGGCGATGTGGTCGCAGAGGTTGTGCCAGTCCCGGAGCTCCTCGCGAAGCGAGGACACGGCATCAGGACAGGCAGCGATGATCTCGGCCGAGAATCGGGTGCATCCGAGGGTGTTGGCCCACGCCTCCATGCACTCCCAGTGACACATGTCGGCGTAGGGGAACGCACACCAGGGCTCCGGGCACGTCGCCAATGAGGCGAGCACGTCGGGCCGACAGACCACGTCGTGCTCAACGATCAGGAACGTCCCGCCGTCCGCCCAGACGTCCCGGAGTAGACGCCAGTAGGCATGAGGGTCGGCACCCACGTCGTACCATTCGGCGTCGGCCGGTGCTGCCTCCTCGGTCTCACGGTGGCGGTGGGTGAACGGGATGATGACCCGCACCTCCAACTCCCCGGCCCTCGACGGGCCGGGGAGCGGAGCCGCGGAGGTCACGACAGGAAGACTGCCGGGACCTTGGCCGACGCTGCGCCCGACGCCAGGGTCAGTGTCGACGGCGCCGTCGCTCCCACGGCCGAGCCGGTGGTGGCGGCAAACAGCGGGGTGTTGGTGAACCACGCCCCCTGAGCGGCAGCGGCGCACGTCGCCGAGATGAGCGACGGGACGGTCGATGCCGTCACGCTCACGGCCACGTAGATGTAGCCGTACGGGGCCATGGCCGGCGTCACGATGACCGGCGCCGGCAGGGTGAAGGCCACAGTTCCCGATGCACCGATGGCGGTGGTCGTTCCGTCCACGGACTGCGCACCGGCGATCGCCGCCGTGGTCAGGGCGCCGGTGTACAGCGCTGCCCACTGGTGGGTCGGGGTGCTCGCAGAGGTGGCGCCGGTGCGGACCGAGATGGTCGAGATCTCGTCGCCGATCTCGACCGGCACGGCGACCAGGGTGATCTCGCCGGACACAAGCGCAGCGGCCTGGTCGGCGAGGTTGCCCAGGAACGGGATCTCCAGGTTGGAGCGCACGGAGATGTTCCCCTGTGCGCCGTTGGACGCCAGGCCGGTGGCCTTGGCGAAGGGATAGGTCAGCGGGAAACGCCCGCCCACGAGGTCACCGGACATGGTGACTCCTTTCGATTGGTTGAGGTGGAGTGAATCGGTGAATCAGGTCGGAGGTGCCGCCCCGTGGGACCGGAGTCCCACGGGGCGGACCCGGGGATCAGAACAGCAGGGTGGAGACGGAACCCTGCGGGGCGGCGAAGCCGGAACCGGTGGCGATGGCGATGGACTGTCCGTACCTCGCCAGGAAGGCGAAGTAGTTGTAGACCTGGAACCGGACGCCGAGAGATCCCGACAGGACCTCCCGGTAGACCGCAGTCCGCAGGTCACCCTTGAACAGCCACATGTCGTCCCACAGGGCGGCGATGGCGACGTCCTGGCTCGACCCGCCACCGGAGGTGTCGTTGGTCGGCACGTTGTCGTCCACGTACACCGGGGCGCCGAAGTTGGTCGTCCCCGACAGGCCCTCGGCGGGCAGCTCGGCGAGCATCTCGGCGGGGATGTTGTACGGCGACCCCTCCTGCGAGTTCACCAGCGGGCGGCCGTTGGTGTCGAGCGACGTGGCGTACCAGAACCACCGACGACCGTTGAGGACGAACTTGAGGTTCGCCAGGTCGAAGCGGTTGCGGGCGATCTGCGACGCCATGACGCCGAGCACCGACACGAAGTGCTGCCCCGTGGGGGATCCGTCCGTGTAGGTGACTGCGTTGGCGCCCCAGTTGTTCGCCGGGTACAGGCCCTGGATGTGACCGCCGGCCAGCTGCCCGGTCCCCACCCCGTCGCCAGCGATCACCTGCTGGTCGACGAACTGGTTGTAGGCGGCCATGAGGTCGGTCGTGATGACCTCATCGGTGATCCCGTTGGGCGACTGCTCGAGGAGCTGCAGGGCGACGTCGGACTGGCCGGCGGCCGTCTTGACGTTGGCCTGGACGAAGGTGTCCGACCAGTCCTGCGACAGCACTCCGGAGTTGTCGGCCGTCTGGTACCCGACCGCAGTCAGGTTGGCCAGCTTCGGGATGTTGATGGAGTCCGTGCCCGGGGGCAGGTCCAACTGGCGGCACAGGTCGGCGGCCACCGAGTGGGCGCGCAGCCCGGGGATGTACTCCTCGGGGATCCACAGGGGCGGCACGAAGTATCCGCCGTAGCCGTCGGTCCGTCCGGGCTCGACCCGCTGCTCCACGGGGTTGTAGTTCGCCCCCTGGTGGAACGGGTTGATGCCCCGCAGGCTTCCGCCCCGGGAGTCCGGGGTGTCGAGCGCTGCCCGGGCCCGGGCCTGGGCCGCCTCGACCCGCCTCGGGATCTCGACGTCCATCTCCTGGGCGTGTCGGGTCAGGCGAGCGAGGGACTGGTCCCGGGTCGTGGTGGCGAAGGTGACGCCCTCGACCTGGGTGATGGCGAGGTCCCGGTAGTACGAGATCCCCTCCATGCCTCGGCCGTTGTCCCGGCGGTAGGTCAGGGGCTCGGAGGTGACCACCGGGACGCCCCGGTGTGCCTTGGCGGCCTCGGCCCGACGGCGGACGATGTCCTCCTGGTCGGCGATCCGCAGGTCCTGCTCGCTGATCTCGGCCTTGCGCTGGTCGGAGTCGGCCTTGAACGCGGCCTCGGCCGAGCGGTAGAGCTCGATGGCGGCCTCGTCAGGACGCTGGGCCTCGTCGGCCGAGTTGCGGCGCTCCTCGAAGGAGGCACGCTCGGTCTCGCGGGCGGCGACGAGTTCGGACCAGGCGTCGACCATGGTCGTGCGCTGCTCGTACAGCTTGTCGAGGAGCGTGGGCTCCGTGGTGGTGGGAGGCATGGTGCCCCCTTTCTTGGGTGGGCGCGCCGGAACGGCGGGCAGTGGGTGGTTGTCTGCCCGGGTGGTGCCGCTCACTCGGCGACGGTGGTGCCGCCCGGAGGCGGTCCGGCGGTCGTCGATTGGGGTCCGGCGCGGGTTGCTGCACAGAAAGCCCAGGGCTACGTGTGACGGTGCTGGGCGCACCTGGTGGCGGGGGCCGGAATCGAACCGGCGACCTCCTGGGTATGAACCAGGCGAGCTACCGCTGCTCCACCCCGCTCAGGGTTAGAAGTTGGACTGGACGACGAAGCCGGTGCCGCCGGCCACGCAGATACCCGACGGGTACCTGTTCGTGATGGCAGCTGCGCGGTTGTGCAGCTGGAGGCGGACGGAGAGGGCTCCGGATCCCGGATCCCGCATGACGGCCGTGGTCGGCTGGGCCTCGAAGAGCAGTAGGTCACTGGGGCGGAGACAGATCATCTCGTCCTGGTTTCCGCCGGCACCGAGGTTGGCCGGGAGCGCCTCGTTGCCGAAGAGCGGGAAGCCGAGCAGGCCGCCGAGGGGATCCGGCGTCTCGGAATCCGATCCCATATAGAAGGGGCTCGGCAGACCAAAGGGAAGGCCGGCGGTGTCCTCCTGGGTCGTGAACCATGCCCAGCGGGCCGTACGGGCCATCCACGCCTCCGGCGGGCGGTTCCGTCCATTGGCCAGCTGAGCGACCGTCTGACCGAAGATGGGGTACATCTCCGAGCCCGACGGGCTGCCGTCGGTGTAGGCGACCGGAGTGCCGACGTTGGCCACCCCCAGGATCTGGTTCATCGCTATACCACCGCCGACGAGCAGCTGCGTCTCCAGCTGGGCGTCGTAGGCCGACGAGAGGTCGGCAAAGATGGCGAAGTCCAGATGGGCTCCGGTCGGGCTCTGCTCGAGCGACTGGACCGAGACATCGGCGTGACCCGACAGGGTGACCACGGTGGAGGACCCAGGGGCATCCGTGATGTCCTGGCTGGGGTCAGCCTGGAGATCGGCGACGGGCTGGACCGCAGTGCCGGTCTGGATGATCGGGAGGTTGACCGAGGAGCACCCCTGGGGCAGTGCGAAGGTGCCGGGGATCAGCGAGGCGAGGATCCGGTCCGGGCGGGGAGCGGTGGCGAAGAGCTGGTTGAGCCATGCCGGTGGCGCCAGGTACCCGCCCTCCCCGTCGGTCCGGTTCGGCTCGACCCGGTACTCGATCTCACCAGACCGGAGCGACCGGAGCGACCGGGCGTTCTGCTCCTTGGAGATCACGTCCATCTCCCGGGCGTGGCGGCGCAGCCGGCCGGCTGCGCCGTCGACCCGGTCCCGGAGGATCAGGTCCCGGTAGAACGAGTCCCGTCCCCACCGCGAGTAGGTGAGCGGCTCGGAGCGGACCTTGACCGTGGCTCCCTGGCTGGACTCGACCATCCGGGCACGGAGTCGCATGTTGGGGCCGCCTCGACGCTCGAGCGGGCCGGCGTCCTTGGACTCCTTCACCGGCTCGTAGGTCGTCACGGAGTAGACGGGCTCCGGATCGCCGGTGAAGGCCACGGTGCCGTCGTCGTCCATCGTGTAGCTGATCTGGTAGGTCCCCTCATACGACGAGTAG